GAGGAATGTGGCGACAAGATAAAAGCATGTTTAGAGAAAGACCCTGACAAAGAGTTTGACTTCATCCATGCTGTTTTTCCGCGTGAGATTGAGGGTGAGTTTGCTATGGTTGCGCCACCGAGCCAGCGTCCATTCCAAACCTATTACGTCAACATCGATGACAAGAAGATTTGTCAAGAAACGGGTAACTATGAGTTGCCTATCCTGGCTCCACGCTGGAGTAAGGTTACAGGTGATGTGTATGGCTACTCGCCAGCTTGTGTCGCCAGGGCAGACATTAAGACATTGAACGAAGCGCGTAAGCTGGCTATGACCGCGTGGGAGAAGTCCATTGACCCACCATTACTCGCGCCTCGCAATTCAATCTTTGGCACGTTGAACTACCAATCCTCATCAATTAATTATGTGAGCGACCCATCCCAAATTGCTGCCATGCCTAATGGTACAAACTGGAATGCGGATCAGTTAATGCTTAATGACATTCGTTCATCTGTTAGACGTATATTCTTTGCCGACCAATTAGAGCTACAGGAAAGCCCCACCATGACAGCCACCGAAGTACAGGTGCGTTATGAGTTGATGCAGCGGCTTTTAGGTTCCACGTTGGGCCGCTTGCAATCCGAGTTTCTAACTCCGCTTGTGGAACGTGCTTTCTACGCCATGCTCCGCGCAAATGTCCTTCCGGTAATGCCGGAGGTTATCAGCGAGATGGGAGGTGATCTCGACATTGAGTACGTTGGTGCTTTGGCACGAAGCCAGCGCGTAGAAGAAGTAACCAGCATCCAACGCCTAGCCGAGTCAGCCATGATGTTAGCGCAACTCAATCCCGAAGTTTTGGACATTATCGATACTGATAAGGCTGGGCGTACTATCTCAGACCGATTAGGCGTACCAGCCGAAGTATTACGCGGCAAAGATGAAGTCGATGAACTACGCGCCAATCGACAACAACAACAGCAACAGATGATGGAACAAGAGCAAGCCCAGGCAGAGTTAGGCCAGGCTGAACAGGTAGCCAGCATCCAGCAGGCGATGAATGGATAAGAAGCAAAAAGAATACTTCCAAAACGTCAAGCAAGTATTTGCGAAAGACGCGACGGGAATCAAGGTATATGAGGAATTAAGAAACGCCTACCAAGAGCGTTCCTCATTTTCCACAGATGCACTGGAAATGGCTTTTAAAGAGGGCCAGCGTTCCGTGTTTCTTGAACTAAAAGCAATCGTAGAGGCGAATTAACATGGCTGAATGGCACGAACAGCTTTCGGATGATTACCGAGGCAATGAAACCCTAGCAAACATTCCTGATGTAGACACACTAGCAAAGTCTTACCTAGACGCACAGTCCTATGTGGGTGGTGCAATACGCATCCCTGGTGACGAAGCTGGCGAGGATGATTGGAATGCCTTTAACTCAAAACTGCAAGAAAAAGTCCCAACACTTATCAACTTGCCCAGTGACGAAGAAGAAGCCAAGGCCGCGTTATATGCGCGACTCGGCAGACCTGAAAACGCGCAGGCTTACTCCGTGGAAGCCGACCCAGAGCTTCTAAACTGGGCGTATGAGAACGGCTTATCCGATTCCCAAGTTAGGGCATGGGTAGAGGCTAATGGCGCACAGAGGGACGCACAAAGCCAACAGGGTGAGGCTGATTTAGAACAGGCTATGAATGAGCTGCACCGCGAGTGGGGTTATGCCTACGATCAGAACTTGGCTGCTGCAAAAAATGCGGTATTGGCCTTTGCTGATGAAGATACGCAGCAGTTCTTAATGGACTCAGGCATGGATCAGCACCCAGGCATGATTCGTTTAATGGCGAAGATTGGGGCGACCTTATCCGAAGCTGAGACTAAAGGTCTTGGTGGTGGTAATCAGTTTGGCCTTAGTCCTGATCAAGCCTTATCACAAATCGGGGAGATTCAGCGCAATGCGGAACACCCTTACAACAATCAACGCTCACCAGGCCATCGTGAAGCCGTTAAAAAGATGGAGCAGTTGTTTAATCAGGCTTACCCCGAAGCCTCATAACGCCACATAAAACAATCAACATTCATCCAACAGGGTAGCTCAATCAGAGTCCTGCTGGATGGATGGGCCATTCCTATCTCGCTAAAGCAAGCGTTATTGCCAGCCAAGTGTCCGCAAGGGTAGCACGAAGCGCCAATTTCTAATTGCCAAATAGGAGATATACTCATGGCTAATACTATCAGCACGGCTTTTGTCGAACAGTTCAAAAGCAATCTAATCCACCTTGCCGAGCAACAAGGCTCTCGTTTACGTTCCACTATTACTGAGCAATCAGTTACTGGTGAGAAGTTCCATTTCGAGCGCATTGGTAATGTTGCGGCTGTCCAAAAAACCACTCGCCACACTGCGACCCCTGTACTGGATGTTCCACACAGTCGTCGTACTGGTGATATGAACGACTATCAGTGGGCCGACATGATCGATAAAGAAGATCGTGTACGCATGTTGATCGAACCAAAGAACGCTTATGCCAAAGCTGGCGCAAACGCTATGGGCCACGCATACGATGATCTGATCATTGCTGCGGCTACTGGCAATGCGACCTCTGGTGCAGGCGCTTCCATTGCTTTACCAGCAGGCCAAAAGATTGCGGCTGGCAGCACTGGTTTGACACTGGCTAAGTTGTTGAATGCCCGTGAAATCATGGACGCGGCTGACATTGATCCAGATGAAGATCGTTTCATGATCGTCACTGCCAAGCAAGTTTCTGACTTGTTGAACACCACTGAGGTGAAGTCTGCCGATTACAACACTGTTAAAGCGTTGGCATCAGGTCAGGTTGATACCTTTATGGGCTTCAAGTTCATTCGCTCTCAGCGTTTGGCTTTGTCCTCTGGTACACGTTCTTGTATCGCGTACACACCATCTGGCATTGGCCTGGGTGTGGGTGCAGACATTGTGACCAAGATCGACGAACTACCTACCACTTCTTATGCGACTCAAGTTTACCTGGCGTTCACCGCTGGCGCGACTCGCATCGAAGATGAAAAAGTAGTTAAGGTTGATTGCGCGGAATAATCTAGCGCCTCTTGGGGTGGGGTAACACCCACCTCCTTTTTACAACGATAAGGTGGCTCAAAATGGCAAGTGTAGTTTCAATATGTAATCGCGCTCTTACACAGTTAGGTGCAAACCTCATTACCTCTTTGGATGATGATTCAACCGAAGCCAAGGTGATGGATGCGGCATTTAATGACTCACTAGACGCGGTACTGCGTGAAGCCCAGCCTCTCTGTGCCACCTTTCGTGCCTCTTTAGCTCAGTCCTCAACTACCCCTGCCTTTGGTTGGGATTATGCCTATCAAATTCCCACAGACCCTTATTGCCTATCGGTCATGGAGTTGGATGCGTCCACGGATAAAACCACCTGGACGATTGAGGGCCGACAATTATTAACTGATGAAAGTACAGCAAAGATCAAATTCATTGGACGTATGGCAGACACCTCGCAGTTAGATACATTGTTAATTACTGCGGTAGCTATGCGTTTAGCGGCTGAAACCTGTTACGCCCTAACTCAGAATGCCTCTAAAGAGGATCGGATGTGGGCTAAGGCTGATGCCGCGTTGGAAAAGGCCATGATGGCTGATGGTATGGAAAAGGGCAGTGAAATAATCGAAGCCACTCTGTTTAGTGAAGCGAGACAATAAATGCGGATAAGCCCGATAGTAAATAGCTTCTCAAGTGGGGAGCTATCGCCACGTTTAATGGGCCGTACAGACAGTCCTAAATACAGCTCTGGTTGTGAGGTGATGGAAAACTTTATCGCCTTGCCTCATGGTGGGGCGCGCAGACGCGGTGGTACACGGTTTATTAATGAAGTTAAAAACAGTTCTCATACTACTCGCCTTATTTCCTTTGAGTACAGCGTCAGCCAAACCTATGTGCTTGAGTTGGGTGATCAGTATATGCGTTTCTACACCAACTCATCTGGTGTGTTCGGACAGGTTCAGTCAAGTGGCTCTGCCTACGAGATCACTACACCCTGGCTTCATAGTGAAGTTAACGAGATACAGTTTGCCCAAAACGCAGACGTTATGTGGCTGGTACATCCCAACCACGCTCCCCAAAAGTTAGTCCGATCAAGTCATGCCAGCTGGAGTTTATCTGCTGAACAGTTTAAGAAAGGGCCATTTAACGAGGTCAACCAGGATGAAACCCTCACTATTGCGTTTTCTGATACTAGCAGCACTACTCAAAATATCACTGCCAGCTCTGCTTTGTTTGACAGTGGTCATATTGGTACTGATTGGCTAATCGACACCTTACCTGGTGATGAGACAGGCGAAGTGGTTTGGGTGCGCGTAAACAGTGTCGCATCGTCTACGGTGGCTAATGTGACGATCAAAGATACGGACAACATGCCACAAGCCACGACAGCGACTAACTTGTGGCAACCACCTGCTTTCTGTTCCACCAACGGCTTTCCCTCTGCGGTGGTCTTTTATGAGCAGCGTTTGTGGTATGCCTCCACTGATGCCAAGCCGCAATCCTTTTGGGGTTCTAAGCCTGTGCAGTATGAGGACTTTGGCCCTGGTGCGAATGCTG